TAGGTTTAATACCACGTACAACTTTCCAATTAACACTACTAATAGAAAACTCTACTTCAACTCTACAATCCTTTTCATTTACCGTATTGATAAGTTGTGGTTTATTAATCTTACGGAATGGTTTTCCAAATAAAGAGAATGTAAGCGCATCAAGTACTGTACTCTTTCCAGCACCATTCGTTCCAATAATCAAATTGGTAGATTTATCATTAAAATTAATTTCAGTATACTGATTGCCGGTGCTTAAAAAGTTGCGCCATTTAATATTTTCAAACAAAATCATGTTCTTCTGGTGGTACTACTATATCATTAGATGTTATAAGAGCATACTTATAATCATGTGCCTCGCACGTCTTTATCATCATCTCATCTTCAACTTCTATAACATGCATTTCAGGGCTTCCAGCACCTTCCAACATCATAGCATATCTTACTGCATCATCTTCCTCTTCAAATAGATAGAGAATTTGTTCCCCGTCATCATCCATTACAGAATATGCGCCTTCAGTTTCCTTTCCCTTAACTGTTATAATAAACATTTTCTTAAACTAATTCACAAGCTTCCTGATATATTTCTCCAAGCATTTTCTGTATGGTGGATTTATCAATATCAACTTCAGACTCCTGAATATATCTATTCAAGATTGAAATAGTATCTTCTGATTCAAATGCTTCAAAATCTTCAGATACATTAATCTCAAAATTTTCTACAATCTTTAAATCAGAAAGACCAGAATTATAAAGTTTATCAATAAACTTTTCAAACTTTTTACTATCAGTTTTTTTACGAACAATAACCTTTACGATTTTGTTTTCATATTCTCTGGTGTCAAGTAACTGGTAATCACTATCCTCATAATAAACATTATAAAACATCCTGTATGGATTATTAACTGGAGTGTGCTCTTGTGTTTCTGTATCAAAGATATTAAACCCTCTTTGATCATTATAATCATTCCAGTATATTTCATAGGGATTTCCTAAATAAAATATTTTACCATCTTCTGAACGAGTATGAAAATGTCCTGAATAAACCTTTTCAAACTTATTAAAAACCTTAACATCCATACCATGATCCATAACATGTCCTTTATGAGCTCTAAACCCATTAAGTTCAAGATGACCCATAGCATACTTGGATTCTGTCTTTTTGATTATATCAAATGTTTCTTTCTCATTCTCTTGATTAATCCAAGGAATCAATAGAATATTTAAACCTCCAACAACAATTTCTGTTGAATCAGAATAAACTATAATGTTATCATACTCCTTAAGAAGTAAATCTAAAGCATTCACCTTATTAGTATTCTTATAATAAGTATCATGATTACCTACACATAAATGTAGTTTGATTCCCCTTTCTTTAAGGGGATTAAAGAATACCTTCTTAGCCCAATAGAGAGCAGAATAATCAATAGCCTTCCTACTATCAAAGGCATCTCCCATATGAATAACTTCAGTTATACTCTCATCATCTAATGAAGGGAAAAAGACATTCTTATAAAACATTTCAAAGTAGTTATGAAATAGTTTTGAATTTTTTCTTGCACCGAAGTGGCTATCTGAAATAATTGCTACTTTCATTCTGGAATAGTCAATACATCAATATGACGAACAGGATTTTTAGTTCTATTGGTTAAAGTAATAAACTTATCTCCAGCAAATGTTCCTGCAATATTAACTGCAATATCATCACCATCTTCCCAAATCATATCACCATTTTTCTTTCTCATATCAAGTGCTTTCTCAATCCTTGAAATAATATCTTCAGTAAGTTTCATCAATTTCTTAGCTTAGAATGGACAGCATCTTTAATGCTGTTATATTCACTAAAGTTACTTCCATCAATAGTATTGTTATCATCAAATACTTCTGAATATCCTGACTTCTCAATAATCTTATTCTTAATTTCTAACTGACGTTTTTCTCTTTGAATCCTACGAAGGAATGCATAATGAATGATTTGAGTAAAGTAAGCAAATGGGTTAGCTGATTTCTCTGGGTCGAAGTTATGAATATACTGTACGCAATTCTCAATACCATCAGATATCATATCTTCTTTAAACATGTAGTTAACAAAGTTTGGTTTAAAAGAAAGATGATTAGCAATCTTTAGAAAACACTCACCAATATATCGTGGGATTTGTGGTTTATCAGGACTACGCCATTTCTTAATATCAGCATCAGTCCATTCAGGATTGTGATTGAATGCTGCTTCCCTTACCTTTGCTTTGTATACAATAAGTGCTGCTAGGAACTCCTTATTATTAACGTAGTGCTCAGATCTTTTTCTTTTAGCCATAGGAGTTGATAACATAAACTTTCTTTATATGTACTTATACCCATCATACCATCAATACTGGAACTTGACAAGTCTCTTGAAATGCTATACAATTACCTTTGTGGAGGTTGATAAGGGTCGTCTTAGCTATTATTCTTAGAGTTCTTAGTATTCTTATAGATCTTCTCCAAAACCTCCTTAGCATCATTAACACTAGAAAGGTATCCCATTCTACGATTTATATTAGATTTATTATTACTATCATGACCTCCATCTTCATTATCCTTATTACGAACATAGTCCTGATACATAAGAATTATTTTTATATCTTCCGATTCGGACATTGTAACTACATTATCTAAATCAATGATAAACATATCATCAGATGTAGTTTTTAACCATGGCTCTATTCTATATCCAATATTACCTATTCTACTTTTAACTTGTTCAATCATAATGGGATTGGTCATTATAAGCATGATCCTATTACCTTCTTCTGAGGCTGCTACCTTAGTAAATATTTCTTCTCCGGACTTAAGTTTTATAGTTGCATAAAAATCATCTTCCAATGGTTTTTCCTCCCTTAAGTTGTATAGTTATTATTTCATAATTAAAGTTTTCTTCATTATAGATTTTAATCCTTTCTATGAAATGGTTTAGTGTATAGTTTTTTCTTGAATTTTTAGTACAGTTATCAGCAATATCATATAGTGTTGCTTTTACCTTATCCTTTCCTTTTCTAAGTACACGCCCAATTGACTGTAGATTTCTGACTCTGGACTTACTAGGAGAAGCAAAGATAACATTATGAAGATTCTTAATATTAATGCCAGTAGAGAACGTCCCATAGGACGCAACGATGATTGCATTGTTTTCCCTCTCAGTAATTTCTCTTACCAACTCTCTCTGTTTAGCATCAACTCCACCATGTATAAAGAATACTTTACGATCATACTCTTTAGAGCTATTTATTAAATTGAAAAGTATCTCACCATGTGTTTCTACTCTACTGTATAATACAAGAGTGTTTCCTTTTAGGTCTAATGTTAGGTTTGAAATAAATTTATTTCTTTGTTCATGGGAGATTAAATATTGTATTTCATCTTCATAAGTATCAAACTTTTGAGGAGGATGTTCTAATACAAGACACTGAATATCCAAATTGGAAAGGTATCCTTGCTTCATCAATTTATCAGTTTTAGTTACCTTGTATGATGGACCAAACAACCCCTCTAAGACCCACTTATGGGTTTGTGTTCCATCTAAAGTACCAGTAAACCCAAATCTATGCTTAGCATGGTGTAACTTAGTCATTATAGATATAAGGGATTTACTCTTAAAAAGGTGAGCTTCATCACCAATAATACAATTATAGTCCTCAAAGAAAGAACATTCTAACTTATACACAGATTGCCAAGTAGTAATAGTTACTGGGGCATTATTAGTTTTTTCCCTTCCAGCATAGATACGGTGACAGTATGAATCAGCATTCCAGCCATAATCAAGAAAATCCTTATACATCTGTTCTACAAGGGATGTCGTTGGAACAACTAAAAGAATTTTTTCTCCTCTATCCACATAATATCGTACAAGGGTATAAATCATCAGAGATTTGCCGGATGCAGTGGGGCTTATCAATAGCTTTCGGTTATACTTTAAAGCATCATATACTCCCTCAATCTGATACTGACGGGGACTGTGAGAGCAGATGGCCTTCATATAATCCTTAACACCTTCCTTTGAGATTAAGTCATTTATTTCAAAAGGTTTCCCATAATATTTGTTATCCTCAAATGAGAATGAGTAATCATGCCTATTACAGAAAGCAATAATCTTATCCAACAAACCAACATAGATTTGTTTGGTTTTCATGTCGAATAAATGAATACAACCATCCCAGTGTTTGCTTCTATATTGGGGCATAAACTTATACCCTTCGACATAGAATGTAAAGTGGTCGCGAAGCTCATACTCTATATGGGGCTCCGCCCGAATATGTAAGAATACTTCGTTTTTTTTCGTTATAACAACGTCACCGGCTCTATTCACACAAGTCCATAAATCTGTTGTAAGTATTTATTACCCCATGCCACTATTAAACTTCATAAAATCGATACTATTTTTGATCTGATATGTCCTATTAGATATCTGCTTAAGAATACTTTCAATATAAACT